GTCCGAGCTGGCGGTGAACATCGACTTGAAGCCGGTGTAAACCTCCAACACCTGCGCATTCGAATACCCAGCGGGCGGCACGTCGAAAACGATGTAGTTTGACATCGAGACCTTCGTGTTGTTCGCCGGGATAAACGGATCCGCGGTGAGCTTGGAATGGTCGATCCGAAGGACTCGCCGCGTGCGACGCCCGTAGGCGTTGCTCGCATTGAGTCGGATCAGTCCGTCAGCAGAGAGGTAGTCCGCGCCGTTATTCCCCGTGTTAACACGGGGCAACGGGGTCGTGACTGCCGCAATGGTGACAGACTGCGGGTCGGCATAGGACATAAGCGTGCTCCTTTTCGTAGGGAACAATTTCCCTACTTGGTGTTTTAACGCAGTGTTGAGACACCGCTCTAGTGCCGGGTTAAACCCAGCGCTATAGTTATGGCTATCTGGCGCGGTGACAAGCCGTCCCAGGTTAAGCCAAAACCAAAGGGGTTTGCCCTCCTTCTGATCTTCGTCTCAGTGACGAAGCTCATGGGAGGTATGCCCACCGGCTCCGACATGGTGCCGTTGGATTCATAGCTATAAGTATCTCGAATGATGGAATGTTCCATCAGATACCCATAGCGCATAACCAGTCCATCGAGTGCCCAATCCGTGAGATTAGAAACAACATCTCCCGTATTGGAAAACCAATCGATAGCCCAGCTCCAGGGAGCAAGATTCCAGAGAGTCTCTGGATCCAGACGGGTGCCGAATAACTTATCGGCCAGGTACATATGACGTAACAGGCGAGACCGGGAGTCACTTCCGGTCGGTAGCCAGTACGTGAATGCACCTGAAAACCATCTGGATATAGACACATTACGTGTCTTAATAATGCGCCCCGAGAACAGACTGGCGATATCTCCGTTAGTTGGCGACATATAAGGCGTCGCAAACTCACGAACGACTTCGTCAGTACTGCTCTCTTCTGATGGGAAGTGATACTGTCGGCGTACTTGCTTGCCAGCGTCGCGTTCATACTGTTTAAGTATGGACCCGGCGTTCTTAACGGCTTTACTGACGTCTTTGACGTCGCCGATAAGAGGCAACCAGCCAAACACGACGTTCAGGTATTCGTTACCAGCCTTTCGGTTGATAGCGGTCCTGTCACGCCATGTATGAACTCCTGGTAGATGGGGTAACCCATCATGCAGGAGTTCACCAATGGCTGTCGCAAGATCTGCCACAGCATTTGTGGGCTTGCATCGTGCTATTGCTGTCGCACCGAGCTCATCTAGCTTATCATTGCTAGAATAAGTCCCGGTAGGAAAGCTCCAGCCCGATACCGTTGGATCGCAAGCATAGAGTGGTCCACTGTACGTGGATTCTCTCCATGGAGTCGCTCCCCCAAAGGGGAACGTCTTCTTTGCCAGATTGACGTGTACCGAATTAATTTCGGCATGCGACTTCTGGGTAAAGAACTCGCCTCCAGCGTCGCCAACCCATTTTCCCTTAACACGGGAAGCGGGCCAGCGATGCCCTTCCGAAACAGTGAACTGTTTCCCTGCGGGAAGCTGGATAAGGTCTCCAGGACCACCCTCTTGTATTGATCCATTACTGAATACAATACGAGAGTGACCTGGAAGAAGAGAAGGCGTTTCAATACGCCTACTCCTCTGTGTAACCAAACCCGGCTCGAATCCCTTAGGCATCAGAGCTCCTCTGGTAGGATTTCGTCCATTAGGACGAGGTGTT